GTTGTTAATTTACTTGGAGAAGCTGGATCTGGTAATGCTACTAAAGGTGGTTTAGCAGGATCTAGAATCAAGTTTACTGCAATCGCAGACAATCAATACTTGGTTGAAGGTTTGTTAATTGGTGATGGCACAATTGTTACACCATTTGCAGACAGTTAATAAATAATTAATGTGGGCCTTCGGGCCCACTAAATTTTAATAGGAGAACAAAATATGAAGGGTGACGTAAAAGCAGTTAGAGTTACAGGCACTGGTGCAGTTTTTGCTGGAAGAACTAGATTAAGAGGAATGATTTTAGCCTCTGATGGATCTGGAGCTGGGTCAATAACTTTACAAGACAACACAGATAGCACAACTTTATTTCAAGGAGACTGTCCTGAAGGCGATGTTTTTTCATTCAATGTACCTGAAGATGGAATTTTATTTGCAGGTGGAATGAAAGTTTCTGCAATTGCTAATTTAGTAGGCGCAACATTATTGATAGATAAGTAAGAGGTTTAAATGGCAACTTCTGGTACAACAAAATTTGAATCTACATTTAGTATTGATGATATTATTACTGAAGCGTATGAAAGATTAGGTCGTTTTGATTATTCAGGAAATGATCTAAAATCTGCAAGGCGTTCTTTAAATATTATGTTTCAAGAATGGGCAAACAGAGGTTTACACTATTGGGAAGTAAAAAATAATTCAATCACATTAGTAAATGGTCAATCTGTTTACACTATGTTTAGATCGTCTGCTGATGGAACATCAGATGCTACAGCTGTTTTTGGTGTAGATGATATACTAGAAGCAGTATATAGAAACTCTTCATCAGTTGATTTTCCTCTTACAAAAATAAATAGATCTGCGTATCAAGGTTTGTCAAACAAAACTCAAACAGGTGTGCCTACACAATACTACGTTCAAAGATTTATTGATAAAGTTACAATTACTTTGTACCTAACTCCTGGTTCAAGTGAGGCAGGTAATTTTTTAAATTATTATTATGTAAGCAGAATACAAGATGCTGGTAATTATACTAACGAAGCAGATGTGCCTTATAGATTTGTACCTTGTATGGTTTCAGGTTTAGCTTACTATCTTTCACAAAAAATAAATCCACAACTTACACAACAAATGAAACTATTATATGAAGATGAATTAAAAAGAGCACTAGAAGAAGATGGTTCTGCTTCAAGTTCTTTCATAACACCAAAAACTTATTATCCAAATGTCTAATTTATCTAAAGGAAAATATGCACAATTTATATCTGATCGTTCCGGTCAAGCGTTTCCATATTCAGAAATGGTTATAGAATGGAATGGATCAAGAGTTCATGTTTCAGAATTTGAAGCAAAACATCCACAACTAGAACCAAAACCAACTACAGCTGATGGACAAGGTTTAAGAAACGCAAGACCTGCGAGAACTGAACCAGCTACACAAAGTTTATTACCAAGTAATCCTTTTAATATTACTTCAGGAAGCACAACTATATCTGTAAACGAACCAAATCATGGAAGAACAACTGGAGACATTGTTGTGTTTAGAAATGTAGATGGAAGTCCCGGAGGTCTGGCATATACAGTATTTGAAAATACTACAGGATTTAGTATAACTGTGGTAGATACAAATAATTATACTTTTACATTAGGATCAACACCTACGGTAACAGGAAAATTTGGAGGAACAACAGTAACTGCAGGACCAGTTACATTAACACCATGACTTATTCAGAACTATTACAAAAAATTAGAGACTACACAGAAGTTAGTTCAAACGTTTTAACAGATTCTATTCTTAATGGAATTATAGAAAATGCTGAATGGAGAATATTTAGAGATGTAGATTCTGATAATAATAAAAGATATGCAACAGCAAATTTAATTACAAACCAAAGATTTATAGATACTCCATCAGATTTATTAGTTGTGAGGTCAGCTCAAATTGTTGATTCTGATGGTGTAGGTCAAGCAAATAATAGAGATTTTTTAGAATTTAGAGATACCAGTTTTATGTCTGAATTTAATCCAGTTGAGTCTACAGGAGTTCCAAAATACTACGGTATGTGGGATAACGATACTATTGTAATAGCACCTACACCAAATGCTACCTATACAATTCAATTAAATTATATCTTGAAAGATACAGGTTTATCTAGTACAAATACAACAACATACATTAGCGAGTATTTTCCCAACGGACTTTTGTATGCATGTTTAGTCGAAGCTTTTAGCTTCTTGAAGGGGCCAAATGATCTCTTGCAATTATATGAAGGAAAGTATAAACAAGTGGTAGAAGGCTTCTCAATCGAACAAATGGGAAGACGAAGACGAGATGAATATCAATCAGGTGTTCCTCGAGTCGGAGGAAAATAAGGAGATAAACTATGGCTATAACACAAGCGATTGCAAATGCGTTTAAAAAACAATTGTTAGAAGGAGATCACAACTTTAAAGCATCTGGTGGTGATAAATTCAAACTAGCTCTTTTTACTTCTTCAGCTACTCTAAACTCAGCAACTACTGCTTACAGCACATCAAATGAAGTAAGTAATAGTGGTCAGTACACAGCAGGTGGTGGTGCATTAACTAATGGTGGAACTTCAATCGGAACAGGAACTGGTAAAGGAGTTGCGATAGTTGATTTTGCTGACAGATCATTTACTGGTGTAACGTTGACTGCTAGAGGAGCTTTAATCTATAATACTTCATCTGCAACTACAAATGCAGCTGTTGCAGTTTTAGATTTTGGAGGAGATAAAACAGCTACATCAGGAACTTTTACAGTACAATTTCCAGCATTTACTACAGCAGCAGCTATATTAAGAATCTCTGGTTAATAGGAGTTTTAAATGGCATTAGTCGTAAATGACAGGGTTAAAGAAACCTCTACCACTACTGGTACAGGCACCCTTAATCTTGCAGGAGCAGTTTTAGGTTTTGAAACATTTGTAGCAGGTATTGGTAATTCTAATACAACTTATTACTCTATCGTAAATGAAAATGGTGAGTTTGAGGTTGGTATTGGTACAGTAACTGACGCTTCACCTGATACTCTATCAAGAACTACAATTTTATCATCGTCAAATAGTGATTCTGCAGTAAACTTTTCTGCGGGCACTAAAGATGTTTTCTGTACTCTTCCTGCATCTAAATCAGTTATACTAGATGCTAGCGGAAACATTGTTGCAAACAATGGATCTAATTTAACAGCTTTAAACGCAAGTAACTTAGCAAGTGGAACCGTTGCAAATGCAAGACTAGACGCAGATCTTGCTGCAATTGGAGGTTTAACATCAGCAGCAGATAAAGGTATTCAATTTACAGGATCAGGAACTGCAGCAACATATGATTTAACATCTGCAGGTAAAGCACTTCTTGATGATGCAAACGCTGGTGCTCAAAGAACTACTTTAGGATTAGGAACAGCTGCTGTATTAGATACAGGAATATCAAATACAAACGTACCTAAATTTACAAGTGGTGTAGCAGACGATGATTTTTTACGTGTAAACGGAACAGATATTGAAGGACGTTCTGCGAGTGAGGTTCTTTCAGACATAGGTGGTCAAGCTTCTTTAACTTTTGGAATAGCAAATACTAATGCAGTAAAAATAGATAGTTCATCAGTAGCTGATGATGATTTTGCTCGTTTTACTGCTAGTGGTTTAGAAGGTAGAAGTAATTCTGAAGTTAGATCAGATCTAGGTTTAGCTGCTTCTGCAACAACTGATACAACAAATGCTAGTAATATTAGTTCTGGTACTTTACCAAATGCAAGATTAGATGCACAATTACAAGATGTTGCAGGATTAGCAACAACAGCAGGAAAAATTATTCAAGGTGATGGGTCAAACTTTGCTCTTTCAGCTTATACACTTCCAACATCAGATGGATCTGCAAATCAAGTTTTAACAACTAATGGTTCTGGAGCTGTTACTTTTGAAACTCCTACAACTGGAGATATTACAGGTGTAACTGCAGGATCTGGTTTAACTGGTGGGGGAGCATCTGGTTCAGTTACTTTGAATGTTGGTGCAGGAAATTTAATTGATGTACAAGCAGATCAAGTAGATGTAGATCTTTCTGAACTTACAACTTCAACATCAAATGGTGATGGTGATTTTTTTGTTGTGGTTGATTCTTCTAATGCACAGAAAAAATTAACTAAAGGCAATATTAATAATTCAGGTTTTAATAATGATGCTGGCTTCACTACAAATACAGGAACTGTAACTAGTGTTGGTATTACACCAGGCACTGGATTAGATGCTGGTTCAGCTGTTACAAGTTCTGGTACTATTAGCGTTGATTTAGATTTATCTGAACTTACTGACATGACAGCAACAATGGCTGGTTCAGATGAATTTATTGTTTTAGATTCAGGAGCAGAGAGAAGAAAAGCAGCTAGTGAAATAGGTTTATCAATCTTTGATAATGACGCTGGATTTACTACAAACACTGGAGACATCACAGGTGTTACAGCAGGTAACGGTTTAACAGGAGGTGGTACATCTGGAGGAGTTAGTTTAGCCGTAGGAGCCGGAACTGGTATTGATGTTGCAGCAGATGCAGTTTCAGTTGATGTGTCAGATTTTATGGCTAATGGTTCTAACAATAGAGTTGTTACTGCAACTGGCGCTGATGCTATGAATGCAGAAGCTAACATGACTTTTGATGGATCTACATTAACAGTAACTGGAGACATTGTTCCAGGAGCTAACGATACTCACGACTTAGGTGCATCAGGAAACGTTTGGCAAAACGTATTTACTGGAGACTTACATTTATCTAACGAATCAAAATCTGAAGGTAATGCTGTTGATGGCACTAAAGGTAACTGGACTATTCAAGAGGGTGCAGAAGATCTTTACATACTTAATAATAAATCTGGTAAAAAATATAAGTTCAAACTAGAGGAAGTTTAATAAGCCATGGCCTTTGGTATAACAACTTTTGCAGAAAGTCCTTTTGCTGCAACTGGATCACAAAGCATTAATGTTGCAGTAACTGGTCAAGCCCTTACTTGTAATCAAGGTAATGAAGGGATTGTTATTGATGTAAACTTTTCTGTAACAGGTCAAGCAATAACTGCTACACAAGGTAATGTTAGTATTTTTTCTGGAGTTGAAGTTCCTGTTAGTGGTCAAGCTTTAACTTCTAATTTAGGTTCTGTGTCAACTGTTGGAACAGCAGATATTGATGTTACAGGTATAGCATTAACTTCAGCATTAGGAACTGCAACTTTAGACGCAACAAGTTTTATAGACGTTACTGGTGAAACTATAAGTGCAAATTTAGGAAGTGTTTCTATAGCAGCTAATTCAGATGTTTCAGTAACTGGTCAAGCAATATCTATTAATGAAGGTAATGAAGGGGTTGTCATTGATGTAGATGTTTCTTTATCTGGTCAAGCTGCGACAGCTGCCCTCGGAACAGCTACATTAGACGCAAATAGTTTGATTGACGTTACTGGTCAAGAAACAACTATGGCACTAGGTCAAGTAGATGCTACAGATTCAAGTGCAGAATTGACTGGAATTTCTATGTCAGTATCTGTGGGTAGTGTTAATATCATTGCTTGGAGCGAAGTAAATACAGGAACAGCCCCTACATGGACAGAAGTTGACACTGCAGCATAAATGAAATATTATAATATAACATAAGGAATCTACAATATGGCTAATAGCACATCAGCAAATTTAAAGTTAACTGTTCAAACAACAGGAGAAAACTCAGGAACTTGGGGACAGTTTACTAATACAAATTTATTAATTTTGGAACAAGCCATTGGTGGTTACGATTCAATTGGAATTACAGCGGCAGCAACTTTAACTTTTTCAAATGGTGTTTTATCAAATGGTAAAAATCAAGTTCTAAAATTAACTGGAACTATTTCTGGAAATAAAAATGTAGTAATTCCAGATGGAATAGAAAAAACTTATTTAGTTGAAAATGCTACAACAGGAGCACACACTGTAACATTTAAAACTAGTTCTGGAACAGGTGCAACTTGGGCAACTACAGACAAAGGTTTTAAAATATTATATTCAGATGGAACTAATGTTGTAGATGTTACAGCTGACTTAGGTAATATTACTACAGCAGCAATTACTTCAGGTGCTATAACAGCTTCAGGTAATATTTTACCTGGTTCAAATGATACTTTTGATTTAGGAGCATCTGGAAATGTATGGAGAAACGTATTTACTGGAGATTTACATTTATCTAACGAGTCAAAAGATCAAGGAAACATGATAGATGGAACCAAAGGCAACTGGACTTTGCAAGAAGGAAAAAATGATATATTTATGATTAATAATATATCTGGAGAAAAATTTAAAATAAAATTAGATAAAGTTGGAGATTCATAATGGGTATAAATTCATGTGGAACTACAATGTTAGACCAAGGAGTCTTTAATAATATTGGTACTGTTACTTGGGACACTACAGCTAAAACTTCAAATTTTACGGCTACGTCAGGAAGTGGTTTTTTTGTTAATACTACTTCTGGAGCAATTACAGTAACACTCCCTAGTTCACCCTCGGCTGGTAATATCGTAGCTATTAAAGATTATGCAAACACAGCTGACACTAATAATATTACAATTGATAGAAATGGATCTAATATTAGAGGATCAGCATCAAATGCTGTACTTGATACCGAAGGAATATCAATTTTTTTAGTTTATGTTGATGGAACACAAGGTTGGCGACCAACTAATTCTGCGAAAAAAAGTGATCTTGCAGGTCCTTTTATAGAAGCCACTGGTGGGACAATTACAGAATCTGGAGATTTTAAAATTCATACTTTTACATCTCCAGGAACATTTTGCGTAACAAATGCAGGTTTACCCTCTGGATCAACTACAGTAGATTACATGGTTGTAGCTGGTGGTGCAGGTGGTGGAGGAGATAATGGTTGTGGATCTGGTGGTAGCGGCGGTGCAACTCCGACGGCTTTACCTGTTTCTGTACAAGGTTATCCAATAACTGTTGGCGCTGGTGGAACTGGAGGTTGTGTTTCTAATCCAGGTGGTTCTGGTGCTAACTCTGTATTTTCAACAATTACATCTGCAGGCGGTGGAGGCGGTGGTAGATTTAATAGAACATCAAACACAGGCGGTTCTGGTGGTGGACAGGGTGCAAATAATGGAAGCGGACAAACAACAGGTTCAGCAGGTAATACACCACCTGTAAGTCCACCTCAAGGTAACAAAGGTGGTAACAGTATGAGTTTCGGAGGTGGTCCTGGAAGAGGTTCTTCTGGAGGTGGCGGAGCAACTGCAGCAGGGACGAATAATCCATCGGGAACTGATGGAAC